GGCCCGCCAGTTGCTGCGCGAGCTACGCTCCACCACTCAGACCTACAAGGCCTTCGTCACGAACTGGGACTCCATCTGGCGACCGCCGCTCTTCAAGGCTCTGGTCGATGCACACTTCGACCTCGTGATCTTCGACGAGTCGCACCGCGCCAAGTCACACACCGGGCGTGCGTCCAAGGCCGCGGCGAAGATCGCCGAGTCGGCAGCACGCGTGCTCTGCCTCACAGGCACGCCGATGCCGCACTCGCCGCTGGACATCTACGCGCAGATGCGCCTGATCGACCCGCACATCTTCGGCCCGTCGTTCGTTCGCTTCCGCAACTACTACGCGAAGATCGACACACGCGGTGGCTTCCCCAAGATCACCGGCTACCAGAACCAGCAGGACATGGCCCAGCGCATGGGCCGCGTGACCTACCAAGTCGATCGCTCGGTGCTCGTTCTACCCGAGGCCGTGCACACCGAGATCAACATCGACCTGCCGCCCAAGGTGCGCCAGATCTACGCGGCCACCGAGCTCGACATCGCGTGCGAGCTCGAAGACGGTGTAGTCGATGTGGCGAACGCGCTGGTGAAGACCACACGCTTGCAGCAGATCACATCCGGCTTCGTCGCCGTCCAACCCAACGACTGGGAAGCCGACGGTCTCACAACCCAGCACCTCCACGACACGAAGCTGCACCGACTCGTCGAGCTACTCGAAGACCTCGGCGATGAACCTGTCGCCGTCTTCTGCCGCTTCCGTCGTGATCTCGAAGCCGTGCACGCCGCGTCGGCTGCGGTCGGCTGCAACTCCCTCGAACTCAGCGGCTCGCGCAAAGAGCACCCGCGCTGGAAGGCCGGCGAAGCACGCGTGCTCGCTGTCCAGATTCGTGCTGGTGCCGAGGGCGTGGATCTCACGCGCGCTGCTCACTGCGTCTTCTACTCGGTGTCGCATTCACTTGGCGACTACGAGCAGGCACTGGCCCGAGTGCATAGACCCGGGCAAACTAGATCTGTAAGTTACTACCACCTCGTCACACGAGACACGATCGACCAGTCCATCTACAACGCTTTGAGTCGCAAAGCGTCGGTGATCGAGAGCGTCGTATCGCGCCTGCGTGCTGTACAGACCACTAACCAAAGAACCAAGAAGTCATGACCGAGTCTCTCAACTCATTCGTCGAACCCATGCGCCAGTTCGTGCGCATCAAGAACGAGATCGCCAAGGCCGAGGAAGCCTTGGAGGAACTCAAGAAGCACCGCGACGCTCTCGCCGATGTCATCATCACGGAGCTCGCAACCGCCGGCATCGACTCCGTGCCGCTCACAGTTGACGGCCAGACCTTCAATGTTCACATGGCCCAGCCTCTGGTCGTGTGGCGCAACGAGGGCGTGACCACCGAAGCACTGGTCGATGCAGCCAAGAAGTGCGACTTCGCGTGGATGGTCAAGGAGCAAGTCTCCTCCCAGACTCTGCAAGCCCATGTCCGCGAGCTCCTCGCTGACGGTGGAGAAGTGCCTGAAGAGATGGCACCGCTTCTCAACATCTTCACCAAGACCGAACTCCGCGCGGTCAAAGCATCGAAGGCCGAGTCGGTCTCGAAGCGAGCCGCACGGAATCTCAAGAAGTAACCAACAACCAGAACCTCTCACATCACAAACAGAACCATGTCCAAAGAACTCACGAACAAGAACGCATCCTCCTTCGCCATCCTCGCTCAACCTCAAGCCGCCGTCGCCGTCAAGTCAGTCTTCGATGCTGGCCTCGCGCTGCACCAACTGCCGAAGATCAAGGTGCCGCCCGCCGGCATGACGGTCTTCTCGGTCGAAGGTGGCCTACAGGGTGAGGAGTCGCTGAAGGAGATCGACTGCGTGATCGCGGCCCAGCGCATGACGATGCGCAACTGGTACCGCCAGACCGACGGTGCGCTCGGCACCGCGCCCGACTGCTCCTCGCTCGATGGCCGCAACGGCATCGGCAACAACATCGAGTCAGGCTCGCCTGACGGCGAAGGCGTGCACAACTGCTTGCTGTGCCCGTGGTCGAAGATGGGCAGCGATCGCAAGGGCGGCAAGGGTGCTGACTGCAAGGAGTTCGGCGAGGTCTACTGCTTCATCGGGCAGAATCGCGTGCCGAACTTGTTGAAGATCCCGCGCTCATCCAAGAAGGCGTTTACCCAGTACTGCATGATCCTCATGAACTCGGGCCACACGGTGAACACGGTCGTGTCCAAGCTCACGCTCAAGAAGGTGCAGAACAAGGCGGGCCAGCCCTACTCTGAGATCACCTTCTCCTTCGTGCGTGCCCTGACCACCGAGGAACTCGCTGCCGCATCCGCGCTGAACGCGGTGCTGTCCGATGCCATCGTGGCCGCTGCGTTCGCGCGCACTGGCGGCGTGGTCTCTGGCAACGACGGCGACGACGAGTGATTCCCCAACCTGCGAATCTGTGAGCCACGCTCACAAGTTCTGGTAAGTCCACGGCAAGTGGACTGTACATTGAGGGCCGCGCACGCACGCACGCTGCGCGGCTCTCTCATCCACTAGCCGCACAACCCGACCAAGCAAGGCGTGACCGCAACACGCTCGAAACATGGACGCTCTGACATTCCTCGATCTTCTCTTCGGCGACTCCGTCTCTGATCAAGCCCAGATCGTCATCTGGGAACCCAACGGCAAACGACCCACATGGTGTAGCTCGACGAAGCAGGCCGTCGAGCGTGCCCGCAAACGCCACGAGGAAGCCGACATCTACTTCTCGGTCTGTCTCCACGACCAGAAGGTCTCTCGCGCCGAGGCCGACGAAGCCAAGGCCGCTGATCCGAAGAAGTCGGGCGCAGACTTCGCCCGGGGATGCGCGCGCTCCGCGGCCGTCATGGGCGGCATCTGGATCGACATCGATGTGCGCAACGATCACCACTCGAAGGTCGGACTCGCCCAGACGCTCGACCAGTGCGTCTCTGGCGTCATGGGCCTGACCATGAAGCCCAGCATCATCGTCACTACGGGTGGCGGCATTCACGCTTACTGGCTGTTCAAGGAGCCGTGGACGCTGGAGTCCAACTCCGAGCGCGAGCGCGCCCAAGCCCTGTGCGAGGGCTTCCAGAAGTGGGTGGCGAACACCTGCGGATTCGCGGTCGATGCAACCTATGACCTCGCGCGCGTGCTTCGGCTGCCGGCCACGATCAACCACAAGTACCGGCGTGTCGCCACGGGCTCGATGCCCCACACGCCTGAGCCTCGATACAACCCGTCCGACTTCGATGACTTCTCGGCCAAGCCGCGCAGCATCTCGAAGGTCGTCGTCACCACGCCTCTGAACATCGACCTCGAAGCACAGGTGCCCGACAAGATCGGCATCCTGCTCGCCAACGACACCGCGTTCAGCGATGTGTGGCATGGGCGCAAGAAGTTCCCCAGCCCGAGCGAGCGTGACATGAGCATCGCTGCCCGGCTCGTCAGGTACGAGGGATGGGAGGATCAGGAGATCTGCGACGCTCTCATCGCCAACAGGCGCGTGCACGGAGCGTCGCTCGACCGTGCCGACTTCCGCGTCGAGAAGCTCCAGTACACGATCGCAAAGGCACGCAAGAACTACCTCGACCAGAAGAAGGCCGAGGAGCACGACGAGATCGCCAAGGAGATGGCGGCGCAGGAGCGGGCCGAGCTCTTGAAGGAGTTCCTTCGGCTGAAGCAGGTGCTCCCCGAGCAGCCCATCACCGTCGTGCAAGACTCGGACTCTGGAGTCGAGGGAGTACAGGCCGCGCCCGAGGTCGTCGCGGTCACGCCTGAGGCACAGGCCGCCGAGCAGGTGCGCAACCCGCTCGTCGCTCAACTCAACGAAGCCCTTGGCCTGCCGATCACCAAAGCCGTGCAGCGGCTCATCCGATTCGAGGGTGACGAGGGCTCATATATCCTCGTCGTCGGTGGCGCGCAGGTGAAGCTCGGCGGCATCGAGAACCTCCACAACCCCGACAAGTTCGCCATGCGTCTGGCCGACGGCGCGGACACCACGCCGGCTATCGTGACCCGGAACGAGTGGCGGGAGCAGTGGCTCCCTATCCTGCTGGGCATCGTCGAGCATATGCGCCTCGGCTCTGGCGGGTCGCTGGCCGAGACGATGGAGCAGCTCGTCCTGCGTTACACCGACCAAGGCATCCAGAAGACCACCAAGGGGCTCCTGAGCGATCTGCCCGTCGAACACAACGGGGAGATCTACGGAACCACGGAAGGGCTCTACAAGCTCGCCAGCGCGTCGCTGAGTAGCTCCACGACATTCAGGTCACACCGCGTCATCGCGGAGAACCTGCGGCGACTGGGAAGCATCTGCGTGAAGATCAGCATCCGTAAGGAGGACGGCAAGGTCACCACACGCAGCGCGTGGAGATTGACGAGCGGCGGCTTGGTGAACTTTGCCGGCGGCACCAACGATCAGGGCCGCTTGAGCGAGATCCCGAAGGATGAGGAGATGCCCGAAGGTGAGGTGCCCTTCTGATGGTTGTAGTAGGATCTATCGAAAATCTCCTTATGTGCGCGCGCACGGGAGAGAATCGTGTGCCTCTAAAATCTTCCCGAGAGAAGATCCTACTATCCTACTACACAGCATCTAAGTCGATGAGGTGCATGGACTTATGACGAATAGGATGTGTAGTAGTCACGAAGGGATCCTACTACAAAGCCAATCCTCTGGCATACACGCGCAGGGCACTTCCCAGAGAGCCTCAGAAATCTCCCGTGCGCGCGCGCATAAAGGGGGGGATATCTACTTCCCACCTAGTGTGACCCTCTCGGGGTGTGAACAATCGAAGACCGACCAAGGAGCTAAAGCGTGAAAGAGTATCGAGTCATCGGGCCACCCGGCACGGGCAAGACCTCGTGGGTGGTGCGGCAAGTCGAGCAGTGGCGACAGAAGTACGGAAGGGACGAGATCCTGCTGGCCTCGTTCACCACGACCGCGGCCAGAGAGATCAAGTACCGCAAGATCGACATTGATGAGAAGAATGTCGGCACGCTGCACGCGATCTGCTTCCGCCTGCTGGGCAAGCCCGAGCTCGCCGAGGCGCACATCGACGAGTTCAACTCGTGGCTCCTCGAACACCACGGGTCGCAGTTCACGCTCTCGGGCGTGTCGGCCTCGAAGATGTCCGACGACTTCGCCATGTCCTCTGACCTGTCGGAAGAGGTGAAGGACGGCGACAACTGCCTGAGACGCACCCAGACGCACCGAGCGCGACGAGAAGACCGCGAGACATGGTCTGATGCCGACCAGCGGTTCGCGTTCCTCTGGCGCGAGTGGAAGGGCTTGGCGGGGTACTACGACTTCACCGACCTGATCGAGGTGTGCCTCGAATCCTTCGGCCCTCCCACGGGCGTGCGCATCGCGTGCTACGACGAGGTGCAGGACTTCAGCCCGCTGGAGCTCTCGCTTGTGCGTAAGTGGGCGCACGACCTCGAAGGCGTGGTCTTGGTCGGTGACCCCGACCAGTCGATCTTCCACTTCAAGGGCGCGAGCCCGCGGGCGTTCCTCGAACCTGAGCTACCGCCCGAGTCGTACCGCGTTCTGTCCAAGTCGTGGCGTGTGCCCAAGGTCGTGCACGCGATGGCCTCGTCGTGGATCTCGCGCTCGTCGTGGCGATATCCGTTCGAGTACACGCCCAAGGATGCGGAGGGTGTGATCGAGCGGCGCGACGGGTCGCAGTGGCTCTCGCTGAAGCAGCCCGATGTCCTCGTGCGTGAAGTCGTGAAGCACAACGCCGCCGGCAAGGTGTGCATGATTCTTGGATCATGCGCATACCACCTCCAGCCGACGCTCGGTGAGCTCAAGCGTCAGGGCGTGCCGTTCCACAATCCGTTCGTCTCTCGCGGCGACTGGAACCCGCTACGCGGCGGGCCTGAGATCGTGCGCGCGTTCCTTGAGACTCCACGGCCCGACCTCTTCGGCGGTGAACTCATCGAGGGCTTCGAGCGGTGGTGGCATCCGAAGACGATGTGGAAGTGGGCGCAGCACATCAGGGCCGCGGGCGTGTTCGTGCGCGGCGGCAAGGAGATCCTGCGTGGTCGTGCGGAAGAATCGAACAAGAACACCCACGGCCTCGATGTCGAGGAGGTGCGCGAACTTATCGAGCCGGCGGCATTCGAGGCGATGGTCGAGTGCCTGAAGACCGACAGGCCGTGGGAGTGGTTGCGCGCGAACTTGCTGCCCGAGCCACGGAAGAAGATGGAGTATGGCTTCCAGATCTGTGACCGCTCGGGCGTGCGCGCGTTGACGGACAAGCCCAAGGTGGTCATCGGTACAATCCACAGCGTGAAGGGAGCCGAAGCAGAAGTCGTGTACTTGTCCCCGGACTTGAGCCGCAAGGGCTACGAGGAGTGGATGGGATTCCCCGAGCAGCGTGATGTGGTGCGGCGGGTGTTCTATGTCGGCATGACGCGATCGAGTGAGCGGCTCGTGCTACTGGGCCGCAGCGAGAAGCAAGCCTTCATCGAGTGGGACGCATGACCGCGCAGGACTTCTTTTCAGCCGAGGGCTACGACAACGAGAAGCAGGCCGTCGAGGACTTGCGCCGGCGTGTCACGATGTCGGGCCTCTTCAAGATCTACGACGAGGTGCAAGGCAAGAGCATCGGCATCTGGCACATCCAGCAGCAGCGACGCATCGACATGATCCTTGTGCCGACCGCGGCTGCGCTCGACGCCGGGTGGAAGCACGGCTTCGTCGGCATTGAGTGCAAGCGCAGCGGCAAGAAGATCGACGAGGCGATGCTGCAAGCGATCACATATATGGACTGCGTGTGGACGCTCGGCGACTGGCGCGGCCTGATCGTGCTGTCGTCGGTGCTGGTCTGGCCGTACTACTGGCCGAAGGATCAGGGCTACGCACAACGGATGCAGCAGGCCCGCGTGGGAGTGGCCTATCCGACAACGCGTGACGGCTTCAACTTGAGCGTGCGTGGCGCGCCGACCGTCTCGTGGTCACCGCAGGTCGGCGTGAAGACGGTGCTGGACTAACAAATGAAAATCGAACGGGTCGAACTATCAAAGCTCGCGGCAGATCCCGCGAATGTGCGAAAGCACAACTCCAAGAACCTCAAGGCGATTGAAGCCAGCCTTCGACGATTCGGCCAGCAGAAGCCAATCGTGGTTGACGGTGATGGGATCGTGCGTGCCGGCAACGGTACGCTTGCTGCGGCGCAGCAGCTAGGCTGGACGCACATTGACATCGTGCGTACGGAGTTGAAGGGCGCAGACGCTACGGCCTACGCGATCGCAGACAACAGAACCGCAGAGCTTGCTGAGTGGGACGAGGAAGCACTCTCTCAGCAACTCGCGGCGATCCAGATCGAGGACGAGGATCTAGCGGAGTCTTCCGGCTTTGATACCGCGGAGATTGAGAAGATGGTTCTGGCCGACAAAGAAGTTGTCGAAGACGAGGTTCCTGAGCCACCTACCGATCCGACTACGAAGCCCGGAGACCTGTGGATTCTCGGGAAGCATCGTCTGCTATGTGGTGACTCCACGAGGGCTGAGGATGTCGATCGTTTGATGGATGGAATGAAGGCCGATCTATGCTTTACATCTCCACCATATGCTTTAGGGAAGTCCGTGTCGCTTTCTGGAAACAGGAGAATGTCCCAAAGGGAAAACCCATATGACGACCACGAGGACACATCAAAAGAGTGGATGTCCCTTATGTCCGGGTGGTTTACATCAAGCCGTGCCGCAGTATCTGATGCGTGGGTAATCAATGTTCAACCACTAGCCGGCAATAAGAGAGACCTAGTTCGATTCATTGCCAACAATGCTGAAAACCTAGTGGATATCGTGACATGGGACAAGGGACACGCCGCGCCACAAATGGCCGCAGGTGTGATGTCCTCAAGATATGAATGGATGGTCGTCTTCTCTTCTAAGGATCGAGCGTCTCGCGCAGTCCCGCTCTCTTCTTGGCGTGGAACGGTACAGAGCGTATACACCGCACCTCCGCAGCGGAACAATGAGTTCTCCGATCTTCATGCAGCTACAATGCCTGTCTGTGTTCCATTATGGGTGATGCAGACCCTTTGCGACAAGGCAGCTACCGTGTATGAGCCATTCTGTGGAACAGGCACGACCCTCATCGCCGCCGAGCAACTGGGCCGCAAGTGCTACGGCATGGAGATCAGCCCAGCCTACTGCGATGTAATCGTCAAGAGGTGGGAGACCCTCACTGGGAAGAAGGCAGTCCTCGAACCCCGTACTCAAAATAAACCCCATGCCTGAGCCGGCAAAGAAGAAGTGCCACGCTCATCGACGCGATGGGAACAAGTGCACCCAGTGGGCGGTAGATGGCTGGAATGTGTGCAGGATGCACGGCGCTGGAGGCGGTCGTCCGATCAAGCATGGCCGCTACTCTCGTGTGCTCAAGAAGTCTGGGCTCGCGTCCCACTACGATGAGGCCGTCGAAGACCGCAACCTCTTCGACCTCAAGGAACCCATCGCGCTCCTAGAAGCGTGCCTCCAGAGAACGACCGAGCGCGTCGCCGACCGTGATACTCCAGACTTCAGGAAGCGATGCCTCGACCTATTCGAGGCCGCGCAGCAGGCATTGAAGGACGGGGACTCGGCAGGCATGAGTTCCAACCTTAAAGTGCTAGGCCAACTCTTGCGTGACGGCGTGTCCGAGGATCGTGCAATCAATCAGCTCAGCGATCAGGCCGACAAGCTGGCGCGACGCATTGAGGGCGCATGGCGCATTCATCTGGACAAGACTCAGGTCTTCAACCGCTCCCAGATGGTGTCGCTGCTCGGCCAGTTCATGGAGTTCGTCAGGATGGAGGCCGGCGGCGTGGTTGCTTCGCGCATCCAGTCCAAGCTGGTCGCGCTGTTATCGGTCGCTCACCGTGAACAGATCGAGGGCCATAAAGGGGAGAATGGCGACGAGGAGGAATAGTCGCCATGCCGCACATCTACGACACCCTGCGAGACGCGCACATCGGTGAGGTGGACTTAGGCTTCGCGCGCTACAAGCTCTTGGTCGCGGACTCGCTGCCTGATGATGAGTGGGCCCACACCGACACCGACCTGCACGAGATCGTTCTGCACGCGAGCCTCGACGACGGGCGCGCGCGTGAGTTCCTCATGCACGAGCTCACGCACTGCGTGCTGGAGATCGTCGGCTACACCAGCGAAGACGCGGACGCGGTGTACAGTGACACGAACGAAGACATGACGATCAAGCTCTCGCGTGGGTGGCTCTTGCTGCTGCGTCTGAACCCCGAGCTCGTATCCATCATCGCAAGATCAAGTGACTAGGCAACCATTCGTTCACGACGAGGAGACGCGCCTGCTTCTCCTCGAATCGCTCCTCGAAGTTGGCAAGATGCACAACCTTCGAGAAGGCGAGGCCATGTTCGAGGAGTTCCGCGGGCAGGAGTCGAAGCTCTGCAAGAAGGTCTTTGGCGCGAGGCTCTGGGCAGCGCAGCGCGAGATCATGCAACAGCTATCGACCAAGCGATTCGTGACGGTGCGATCTGGTCGCAAGGCCGGCAAGACTGAGACTGGGGCACTGGCCGTGCTCTCATTCATCTACACGAGCAAGTGCGTGGTGCTGACGACCGCGCCGACGGGCCGACAGGTGCGCGATGTGTTGTGGCAGCGCATCGGCTCGATGTGGTCAAAGGCGAAGACGCGCTGGCCTGCGTTGCCGGGTGAGCTTGGCACGATCCGATTGTCGATCGCGCCCGAGCACTACGCGCTCGGCATCGCAACGAACTCGCCCGATCGCTTCCAAGGATGGCACGCCGGCGTGCGGTTGCCTGACGATGTGGACATCGACGAGAACGACGCCGACGAGGTGGATGTCGAGCGGCTGAAGCGTGAGGCGCAGCTAGGTGACAAGCGTCTCGTGGTCGTGATCGACGAAGCCGCCGGCGTGGACGACGCGGTCTATCGTGCCATCGAGGGCTCGCTCTCTGGCCCGAATGTCCATGTGCTGTTGACCGCGAACCCGACGATCGACGCGGACTCCGACCACTTCTTTGCGCGCAGCTTCCGCAACGGCACGCGCTGGCACCGCATCAGGATCTCGGCGTGCGAGGACGACGGCGCAGACCCCGTGCCCTACGACTCCTTCCACATCGCGCCCGACTGGCTTGCGGACAAGGAGTGGGTGGATCAGATGCGCATGGAGTGGGGCGTGGACTCGCCGCTCTGGTCAGCCTATGTGCTGGGTAAGTTCCCCGAGCAGAGCCTTGAGCGTCGCTTCGTCACGAAGGGGATGCTGGTCGCGGCCCTCGATGCAGAGCTGGGCGAGGTAACGAGCGCGAGCCAGTTGCACCTCGGCGTGGATGTCGCGCGCCAAGGAAGCGACGAATCGGTGGCGACGCTCTGGGCCAACGGTGTGCTCAAGGATCAGATCGCGTGGCGGTTGCCTGACCTGATGGCAACGGCGAACAAGATCGTCGAGCTTGCCAAGTCATGGGGCTACAAGGGCGAGATGATCCCCGCCCGCAACATCCACATCGACTCGGTCGGCATGGGTGCCGGAGTGCTGGATCGCTTGAAGCAGCTCGGCTTCTATGTCGATGGCGTGGACTTCGGTTCTGCTGCGAAGTACGACTGGAAGGAGATCACTGGCCAGATGATCTTCAGCGACCGCAAGAGCGAGTTGCACTGGGTCGCCAAGCGTCTCCTCGAAGAGCGCAAGGTCAAGATCCCCGAGAAGTACGGAGAGCTCTGGCGACAGTCGCAGTGGGCGAGGTACGAGTTCGAGGACAGCGCGAAGGGCACGCGCATCGCGTTGCATCGAGACGACGGCAAGGACGGCCTGCGCGAGAGGTACGGTCGAAGCCCTGACCAGTGGGACTCAGCGATCATCGGACTATCGCGCGGCGCGTCGAACAAGCCGGGCTTCGCTGTCGTTCCAAAGTCTGGCCTGAGTGTGCTTCGTCGCGGTCGCTGACAACTTTGGTAGTCTCGCCCGCGTGTCCGCAGACCGAAGACTCAACGGCCCGTGCACGCCTGATGATTCACGCACGAGGGCGCGATGAGAAACCCGACGACACCCGACCACTTCCTGCTACCGCATCTGCTTCTGGTCGATGCCGGCGACGCGGATCAACTGAGCCCGAACCAGTTGTTCACGCTCGTGGAGCGCGGCTGGATCATCTTCGGGGTGTGCGGTGACCCCGAGGGCGGCATCATTCTTTCGACGACTTTGACTCGCCTCGGTGAGCGGGAGGCCGAGTTGTACCGAAAGAGGATCGGACTACCTCCTCCAATGCACGACGAATGAGGACGCTGGGCTTGATGCGGTGATTCGTGGCGATGGCGAACAACGCACTGTAGGTAGACTTGTGAAGTCTTGCCGTGACGACGACGAGAGCGTCCCCAGCTTTGGCTGATGAACTCTCTAGCATACGACCGCGACGAGGCTTCGACACTGTGAGAGGATGATACCCGTGAGCAGCAAGCGTAGACCGTCTCCGTTCAAGCGTATGCCCGGCACTGGCCTCACCTTTGAGAAGGTCGAGATCACGGGCATCGGGAAGTCGATGGACTCGTTGCTTCGCCAGATCGGCCTCGCGCGTAGCACACCCGGCGGGCGTGACGAGGTCGAGGATCCGTTGTCGGATTCGTGGGTCGTGTACGCGTGCGTGCAGGCGTTGACCGAAGCCGTGCGTCAGGTGCCGATGAGCATCTGGGAATCGACCGACGAGGACGCGCAAGAGGTCGGCGAAGAGCACCCGATTCGCAAGCTGTTCGAGATGCCGAACCCCGACATGGGTCTGCCTGATCTGCTGGCCGCCGGCATGACGCACCGCAAGTTGAGCGGTGAGGACTGGTGGTTCCTGATGGACTCTGAAGGCAAGCCGATCTCCCCGAGCGTGGATGCTCGGGCACCGATCCCGCTGCCGACAGTCATCGTGCCCGTGATCGGTGACATCGTCGAGGACGCACGCGACCAATACACGGGCCGCATCACCGCGGTGCAGTACGCAGCGAACGGCGCGGTGCCGCCGACCTTCCCAGTTGCCTCGACGGTTCACTTCTACGACTACAACCCCGGCGACCCGATGCGCGGGCTCTCGCCTCTTGAGGCCGCACTCCGTGTGATCTCGGTCGGCTTCCAAGCCGAGCGGTACCAAGAAGCCGTGATGCGTGGCGGTGGCCCCGGCGCGTTCCTGAACTACGAAGACGGGATGAGCAACGAGGAGGAGTACCGCCTCCAAGAGTCCGTGAACGAGGCCGTCAAGGATCCCGATGTGGTCGGCGGCTTCAAGGTCGTGACGGGCAAGGTGAACATTGTCCCGAACCCCGCGACCCCGAAGGACATGATGCAGCGCGAGACCCTCAACTGGGTGCGCGATACGGTGTGCTCGATCCTTCAGGTGCCGCCGCCGGTCATCGGCAACTACGACACGGCGACCTACAACAATGTCACCGAGGCGTACCGCCAGTTCTGGCAAGGCGTGAAGGGCTACCTCGACAGCGTGGCCGAGAAGATCAACAGCCACCTGTTGTCGCGCCTCGAAGACCCGCGGCTCGCCGGCTGTTACATCAGCTTCGACTTCTCAGGCATCACCGCGCTGCAAGAAGACCACTCGGCCAAGTTCAAGTTGGCTGCGGAGCTCGCGGCCTATGGCGTGGGCTTGAGCTTCAATGACTCGGCCAAGATGCTGGGCCTTGAAGTTGAGACCGTCGAGTCGGCCAACACGGTGTTCACGCCGATGAGCAACCAAGTGTTCGCGGTCAACGACACGAACACAGGCGAAGACACGAGCGTCCAGCCTCAGACCGTCGTGCCGGCGGCACCGACCGCGCCGACCGAGGAACCGTCTACGGCGGCTCCTGCTGCATCGGCTGGCTTGAACGGCGCACAGGTCGAGTCGCTGCTCCTGATCATCACTCAAGTGGCTCAGGGCTCGCTATCGCAGTCCAGCGGTGCGGCCCTTATCAACGCGGCGTTCCCGAGCATCTCGATCGCCCAAGCGAACCAGATCCTCGGCGGTGCTTCGGCGACGATGCAGCCCGTGGCCGAGGCCACGAAGAGCCACGCGTCCAAGCGATTCGATACGCGTGAGGAGCGCATCGCGTTCGCGGAGTCGATCTACAAGAAGACGCTGGATGCAGCCGAGCGTCGGCTGGCCGCGGATGTCCTGACTTGGTTCCGCCGTTACGAGCGCGCGCAAAAGGCCAAGCTGCGTGAGTTCGCGGAGGCTGGCCCGACGGCTCAGAAGTCGATCACCACGAAGGCGTGGACTGAGCGCGATGTTGAGCTGTACCTCCTGCTGAACAAGGAGGAGTGGGAGCGTCAACTCGACGAGCTCATCTCGGCGAACATCACGGCGACTTGGCGTGACGGCTTGGCCGATACCGCCGAGCTCATCGGTGGCGTGCAGCTAGAAGTCACCGACCCGCGCATCGTGCGCATGATCGCGGAGCAGCGCGCGCAGATCGTCGAGGGCGTGAACTCGCGGCTAGCCGCCGAGATCCGCGACAAGATGATGGTCACCCTGAGCTCTCCGACGACCACGAGCGAGATCGCCAGCAGCATGAACGAGGTGTTGCCCGAGCTCGACGAAGACTTGGCCTCGGTCTTTGGGTCGAAGGAATCGCGTGCGCTCACGATCGCGCGCACAGAGACTGGCAAGGCGTATAACAGCGCGGCGTTCCAAGAGTACGAGAGCGCGGGAGTCACGAAGATCCAGTGGGTGTCGTCGAACGATGCCACCACTCGTCCTTCGCATCTCGCACTCGACGGCGAGATTCGGAAGCCCGGCGAGGCGTTCGCGCCGAACCTGCGGTTCCCGAACGACCCGCAAGGTGCGCCCGAAGAGACCATCAACTGCCGCTGCGTGCTGGCACCTCTGGACTAACACATGGACATCCTGATCAAGAACAGCGAAGTCGCGCAGCTTGCCGCACGAATCCTGAACGGCATCGCCACGGATTCGGAGTTGGCCGGCGCGAAGCTCGATGACATCTACGCGATCAAGACGGACACGAGCGCGATCCATGTGCGCGGCGTGGCCGCACCCGTGATCAAGATGGACGATGGCTCGCGCACTCGTCGCTTCATCGCATCGGACGAGACGCAAGACCGCATGGGCGACATCATCCGCGTGCGCGGTTGGAAGTTCGACCAGTTCAAGGCCAACCCCGTCGCTCTGTGGGGCCACGACTCGGACAGCTTCCCCATCGGTCGCGTCCATGACTGGACAATGGAGAACGACAGCGGTCGGCCCGTGCTGCGCGAGTCGATCTCCTACTTCACCGAGCAAGCCAACCCCGTCAGCGAGGCCGTGCTTCGCATGATCGACGAGGGTGGTCTGCGTGCTGTGAGCGTTGGCTTCGTGCCGACTCGCGCCTACAAGCCGAAGAACGAAGCCGAGCGCAAGGAGCTCGGGCTCGGCCCTTACGGCGTGCTGTACGAGGAGCAGCAGCAACTTGAGCTCTCGAACTGCACCATCCCCGCGAACCCGAACGCGCTGCTCTCGAAGGGCGCGAGCGAGCCGATCGTGGCTGCGATGGATGACATGGTGAAGCGCGGTGCGATCGGTCGTGCGCTCGCCGATCAACTCCTGCGCAGCGTCGCCAGCATCACGCCGGCGCGTCGTTCGTTCGCGTTGGGCGCAGTGGTCAAGGTCGATCAGGCCGAGCTCGACGCGACCTACACGGCGTGGCGCGAGAGCGTGAACATGAGCGCGTCGGAGCTCAAGGCGTGGGACGAGAACGAGTGCAGCCGCAAGGCGAGCGTCGATGCCGACGCGGTGATCAAGCGCAACCTGCGTTTGCTGGAGACCGCGAAGGAGAACTGGGACGCTGACCTCATCGAGGACGCGAAGCGCACCATCTCGTTCGTTGCACGCATGAAGAACATGGAGCAGGGGGAGCCAGTCAGCGAGGCGTGCCCCATCTCAAAGCGTGATATCTCGCTGAAGAACTGGGCCTACGATCCGATGAAGAAGAGCACGAAGAGCGACGCACCCGTGACCGCCGCCGACCCGCTACAAGAGTGCGTGTCGTCGAAGATCCCCAAGCTCATCGAGGAGCATCCCGAGTGGAAGATCGACCAAGTAATCGCGGTCGCCTACTCGATGTGCCGTGAGGGCACGGCCTCGGCGGACAAGAGCGCGTGTGGCTGTGGCACCAAGACCAAGGCCGCGCCTGATGAACTGAAGGTCGGCGACTTCGTGACTTGGGATTCGAGCGGCGGCATGGCCGTGGGCGAGATCGTGGACATTGAGACAAACGGCAAGATCGAGGTGCCGAACTCTGACTTCTCGGTCGAGGGCACGAGCGAAGATCCCGCTGCCATGATCAAGATCTACAAGGAGATGGAGGGCGGCGAGTACGAGGAGACGGATGTCTTCGTAGCTCACAAGTTCTCGACCTTGACGAAGATGGAAGTGGAGACGGAGACGGAAGTCGAAGTCGAAGAGAGCATGATGGAGGAGAAGCCCGAAGGCGAAGAGATGAGCAAGAAGCTCACCGCGCTGGACAAGCGGCTATCTGATCTCATGATTGCACTGGAGTCGCTGGAGAAGCGTCTCGATCAAGCCGACATCGCCAAGGCGGTGACGGTGCAACACGAACAGGCGACCGCTCTGCGGTCGTCGAAAAGCGTAGACGCTGCGGCGTTTTACGCTCAGGTCGTCGAGCGCGTTGCTCGCGGCCTGTGACACCAAAGACCGCAGAGGAACTCAAAATGGAAATCAATGATCGTTCGGTCGATGCGCTGTCACAGGCGTTGATCGGCCAGTTGAAGGCAAACCTCGACAAGCGTGACGCCGACCTGTGTGAGCGTCTCGCCAAGCAACTCGACGACAAGCTGGATGCCCAGCGTCGTGAAGTTGAAGCCAAGGCCGCACGCTTCGCCGTGCCGGGACTGGCTCAGGACAGCAAGGAAGTGAAGGAGTTTTCCTTCGCCAAGCTGATCTCTGGTCTGATGAAGGGCAATGTCGCCAAGTTCGCGCCGCTGGAATACGAGATGTGCTCGGCTGCTGCCGGCACGATCGACTCCGCCGTCGTGACCAAGGACATGGTCACCACCGTGGACAGCCTCGGTGGCTTCATCGTTCCGAACCAAGTGATGTCGGCCCAGATCATCCCCTTGCTGCAAGCTAGCATCGTCGCTTATGACGCTGGCACCGTTCGCATGGGTGGCCTGACCGGCTCGCCGGTTCAGATCCCGAAGATCACCGGCGCGACGACCGCGTACTGGCTCGGCGAAGTGGAAGCCGTGACGAGCGGTGACATGAGCTTCGGCCAGATCGACCTGTACCCGCACGATGTGTTCGCATTGTGCACCTTGTCGAACCGTCTGATCGAGCTCGGCGCGCCGGGCGCGGAGCAGTTGGTTCGTACCCAGTTGGCCCGTGACATCGGTCTGAAGATCGACGCTGCGGTGTTCAACGGCACGGGTGCCGCCGGTCAGCCGACGGGCATCATGAACACGAGTGGCATCAACACCCAATCGTTCACTGGTTCTCTTGATGCGGCCACCTCGTACAACGAGCTCATCAACATGGAGCACAAGTTGTTCGAGGACAACGCGCAGACCGTAGGCGAGTTTGTGTGGGCCTTCCACCCGAACCAGTTCCGTCAACTTCGCAAGCAACTCGACACCGTGTCGAGCAGCGCGAATGTCAATCCCAAGGTTCGTCCGTTCGTCGACGGCGGCACGATCGAGCGCGTGCTCGGTCACCGCTATGTTCTGTCGACGCAACTCCCGAACGACAAGATCCTGCTCGGCGCGTTCGCCGCGTCGATGGTTGCGGAGTGGGGCACCATGGTGCTCGCGGCTTCGCGTGAGGGCACGAACTTCACCAAGCGTCAGACCCAGATCCTCGCTGGCATGACGGTTGATGTGGGCGTGCGTTACCCCGAAGCGTTCTGCGTGTCGACTGGACTCGCGGCCCAGACCTGATCCACTAACGACGAACCACTAAAAGGAGACACTCAAATGCAAATGGACTTCCGTTCACACCACAAAGTTGTGCAGGCTCTCAAGGCCGACAACTACAGCGCGGCAGTGGCCACATCCGTAGAGATCGACACCACGGGCTTCGCCGAAGCCGTGGTGATCTTCGACGCGGGTTCGGTTGGCGCAAGCGGCACGGTCGATGTGATCGTGCGCGACTGCGCTACCTCGGGCGGCACCTATGCCGACCTGACGGGCGCGGCCTTCACTCAAGTCATTTCAACGAACGACGACACCGTGTATGTCGGTCGCATTCGTCTGAACAGCGCGACCGCTGGCACGACCGACAAGTGCGAGCGGTTCATCAAGATTCAGGCGACCGTGGGTACGGCGGCGTGTGATCTGGGCGTGACCGTCCTGTTGCTGAACGCAACTGGCACGGGCGTGACCTTGAACACGATGTCGTTCTCGATCGACTGATCCAGACGAGCGAAGTATGGAAGCCGTCACCGACGAGATCGGTGGCGGCTTCTTCTATTGAGTAGACTGCACGCATGAAGCTGTACATGGTCGCGCATGGGTATGTGCTCCACGATCCGAAGGCCTCGGGCCTCAACAAGGCTTGGCTCTTGAGCGGTCAGACGCTGGATCTCGACGACGCGTGGGTGGCGAACGAGATCAAGGGTCAGGAGTTCAAGCTCGTGCCGGCGGCAGAGAACGCGATCGAGACACCGAAGAGCCGGTGGCCGATGCCGTTGTTGAATCGCTGGAAGGCCGCTGCGCCTACCGTCGAACACACGACTGCAAGTCCTGCTAGTGTTGAGCC